GGTGGATTATCTGCAACTGATCGAGCCCACCGGGCGCTATCGGCAGGGCGATACCAACGGCAAGGTCACGGCGTCCAGTCAGGCAATGAAGGCGATGGCGATGCACTACGGGGTGCCGGTGCTGGTTCTTTCGCAACTCAACCGCATGGTGGAGGAGCGAGATCCTCCTTTGCCGCGCATGTCGGATCTTCGCGATTCTGGCTCGATCGAACAGGACGCTGACCTGGTGCTGTTCTGCTACCGGCCGGAATACTACACGCAGAAGCGGATCGACGCCCACAAGGCGGCGGGCAAGTCCGTGTCGGAGATGGCCGATCTGGAAGCCGCGATAGCTGTGCAGCGCAACCGGATGACGCTGATCTGCGCGAAGAATCGGGGCGGCGCGACTGGCTCGGTGTCGGTGTATTGCGACATCGCCAGCAACGTGGTCGGCGCCAAGCCCGAAACCCAGACATCGTTCGAAGGAGAGTTCTTGTGAGCATCAAGATCATGGTCGAATTGTGGGATCAATCAACCATCAAGGGGGGCACGCTGCTGGTCGCGCTTGCGCTGGCCGACAAGGCCGACAGCGACACGCGAGAGTGCTGGCCCGGTATTGAGGGCGTGGCAAGGCGCACCAGATTGAGCCCGCGGCAGGTCATTCGCTGCATCGGAGAAATGAGTTCCATCGGGATGCTGGAGGTTTCCCGGAATGGCTCCAAATTGGGGACAAATCTCTACGTCTTCACTCCGGCGGAAAGCTGGCGAAGTGACATAATGTCACCTCCTGACACCGCGCCCGATGTGACATTTGCGACAGAGCGATGTGACATTTCCGGTCATTCTGATGTGACACCCATGTCACCCAAACCATCAGTATATCCATCAGTAGAAACACCAGACTCTCTCAAGAGTGATTTATTCGAAGAAAAAAAACAGGATCACATCGAAGAACAGTTCGAGAAATGGTGGAAGGCATATCCGGCCAAACCGGGAAACCCAAAGAAGCCCGCGTTGGCGAAATTCAAGACGGCGCTGCGCTCGAAGTCGGTGACGTTTGACGATCTCATGGCAGCGACGGAGCAATACGCTTTGACACGCAAGGGCGAGGATTCCAAGTTCACGGCGATGGCTGTGACATGGCTGAACCAGGAGCGATGGACGGCGCATCAACCGACAAAGCGCGGGGCGCGCGACCAGTCGGATCCCTTTGCGGGTCTTCCGCCCACGGTGGCCGAGTGCATCCGGCTTGAGCTTGATCCTGAGGAGCGCCGACAGCAAGCGCTGGCCTACTGGCGAAATCAGGAAAGCGCGGCATGAGCGAAGCACATTGGAACCGCTACGTCGCAACTCTGGAAACGCTGGAGGAGATCGAGGGCGTTCTCGATGCGGCAAACCTTCTTGGCCGCCGGATACCATCGCTCGAAGCCGATCTGCTGGAGAAGCGGGTAATCGCTCTGTCAATCCCATCAACTGCCAACGAGGCGCGTCAGATCACGACAAGAATTCGCGCGCTGGCCGAGAGGGCGGAAAAATGACCGATTGGCGCGGCGAAGATATGATCCGGGCGAAGGTATCCAGCAAGGATGGCCCGTCACGCCACGGAGAGACGTGCCAGAAGGCCGAGTCGCTCGTGGATAGGTGCAGGGTGCCGGGACGCGGTAGAAGGCTCTCTACGCGCAGCGTTTCGGGCTCGATCGAGGAAGCGCTGGCCAATGCCAAGACCTACCGCGATCTGGCAGCGGTGGCGGATCGCTTCAACCCGCGGCTCGCCGAGGTGCAACGGCGCTGGCCCGCGGTCAAGCGGGAGCTCGTAGCGGGAGATCATCAGTGACATGGGCATACATTCCCGACCAACAAACGGCATCAGCCTCTGCGGTGGAGCCGGTGGCCTTGATCTTGGCGTCATGCTTGCCGAGCCAAACTTTCACACCCGCGCATGGGTCGAGATCGAACCCCACGCGAGAGACGCCATCATCGCGGGCCAGCGCGCCGGATACTTCGCGCCAGCCCCGATCTGGGATGACGTCAAGACCTTCGACGGACGGCCCTACCGGGGCGCGATCGACACCGTGCTGGCCGGCTACCCTTGCCAGCCATTCAGCGCAGCAGGACAGCGCAAAGGCGCAGACGATCCCCGCCACCTCTGGCCCGACGTTGCCCGGATCATCCGGGAAATCAACCCCGAGTGGGTGTTGCTTGAGAACGTCGCCGGTCACATCACCCTCGGCGCAGAGGCCGTGCTGCGAGAATTACGAAAAATGGGCTGGACGCCTGCGGCTGGCGCATTCTCAGCGGCTGAAGTCGGCGCGCCGCATGAACGGCTCCGGTGGTTCTGCGTGGCCCACCGCGACCAGCGCGATGACGACAGGAGCCGGGCACGAGGGCAGGGATGGCGGGCTGAACCTTCAGACGGCAGCATCCTCATGGCCCACCCCGATGGCCGGCACCCCGGCTCAGAACGGGAACAGCGCGGCGGGCAACAGCGACTTCTCCCGGCGGGCGGAGGAACTGGCGCAGGCGATGTGGATGACGCCAGACACGCCGAGCGGTGGCCGCAAGATGCCCGACGGCACGACGATCACGGGGCAGACGCCGGATGGCCGCAAGGTGACTGTCGGGCTGGAGAACCAGACTCGGCTCTGGGGCACGCCCAAGGGCTCGGACGGGGAGAAGGGCGGGCCGAACATGGCCTACAGCGAGGGCGGGACACCGCTGCCAGCACAGGCGGCGCAATGGACCACGCCGCAAGCGCACGACGTGACGATGCGCGGTGCGGGGCAGAAGCCGACAGCCAAGGCCGGGAATGCCTGCCTGGCACGGGACGCGACGACATGGCCGACGCCAGCGGCGCGGGACCACAAGGGCGAGAACAGCGCGGATCATCTAAAGAACGGCACGGGTCGCCTGCACATGGACCAGTTGCCGAACGCGGTCGCCCATGGCTTTTCCCACCCGGCCCCGGAGACAGCACTGCATGGGCCGAAACTCTCGCAGTTGCGCCGTATCTGGCGCCCGCTACGGGACTCGCTGATCTCCTCGCATGGGCGCGCGACATGGCGCAGGCTCTGGGCGAGCCGGATCAAGCGCAGGCTCAATCCGATATTTGTCGAACAGCTCATGGGCTGGCCCAAAGGTCACGCGCTCTGCGACTGCTCGGCAATGGAGTTTGCCCGCTGGCAGCAGGACATGCGTGGCGCACTCTCGGCGCTGCCCACGGCCTCCGCCCCCTGGATCTGGGCGCCCCCTGCGGAAGAGATCGAGCCGACGCAGCGGGAGATGTTTTAATGGAGGTCGCGCATGTCGATGGATGATCTGAAAGCAGTGCAGGCGGCAGGCTGGACGCTGATCGCGACTGACGGCGATTCAACTCTGGCGGCGTGTCCAAGTTTCGGCTGCGGCGTGAAGGTTCGAATTCCGCATGGGAAGCGCGTGCTGAGCTGTGATCCGGGGCTCAACCGCGGCCCGCGCGACATTCCGATCGGTAGTTATGAAGATATGCGCAAGGCGCTGCGGCTGCGGCGGCAGGAGCTCGAACTTGCCATTCCCGAGGTCGAGCACATCGCTGGGCTGGCGCGCGACCACCTCGCCAAAGCTGAGAAGCCCAATCCCACAAAACTTCCAAACGTGGACACGACGCTGTGGTGGGCGGCCGCGCTTGGTTATGAGGTCGTGTTGCGCCCTGTGGACCTGCCAGACATCGCGCTGCGGATCATAAGCGAGACTCGTCCACAAGGGTCGCGTCGTCGCGCGCTGTCGCGTCGGGATCGCGCAAGTTCCCGCTGATCTCGCGGGCGGTGCGTTGGAGACTTCTGGCCATGCCGCCAAGTTCGCGCGACAGATCGGCCAGCGCCTCGACCATGATCCGGTCGGTAGTTTTTCCGCCGCTCCACTCCTGGAGCAACAGCACGGCCTGAACCGGAACGGGCGAGGATCGGGCGCGCCAGTTGGCCAAGGTCTTTGGCGCCCATCCGCTTTGCCGGCAGAATTCCGCCCCGTAACGGGCTGAGCCGTAGACCTTGGCGCCCAGGTCTTCGAGCGCGGCAAGGCGCTGCTCATCGGTCATGCTGGCAAGGTCGGTCGCGCTATAGATGGTCATTGAAGGGGTTCCTTTCGTGGTGGTAGGGTGCAGGGCGGTGGAAACCCGCGCCTTGCGCAAGGTGCCGCCCCTGGCCTGTGGTGGGCTGGGGGCGGCTCAAGGGGTCAGCGGCGTTCCTGTGCAGCCTCGTTCAGTATCCGTTTGACTTCGTCGCTGGCTTCCTTGTTGGTGGGCTCGCGGCCAAGCTTCTCGGCCAGTGCCTCCCAGATCGTCGGTTTGCGGCTCATAGCATCCTCCGTTGTATCGCTCGGTCATCCAGGACGCGCCCCACAAGGCGTAGCAAAGCGCGCAGTTCATCGGTGGGCAGTTGCTCAAGTTCGGCGCGTATATCGTCCAGGCTCAAGCGCGGTGGCGTGCGAGTGGTCATGCGGGCGAGTCCCGGCCATGGTCGGCAAGGTAGACCCCCGCCAACTCCATTGCAGCCTCGCCTGCATCTGTGGCGGCCTCTATTGTGCCGTCATTGTCGTCGCAAAGGCCTTGCATCATGCCAATCTGGTGCAAGGCATCGCCAAGCGCTTCGCTTAGGGCGCGGATTATCAACGCCGCGCGTTCGGCTTGGTCTGGCATCGGCGGGCAGTCGGGGCAGTTCGGGCAACCTTCACCGCGAAAATACGTCCCGCAGCGCAGGCATCGCCAAGTTGTTTCTGGTAGCGGCATCGCTCAAGTCTCCTCTTGTGTGTGGTGGGCGCGCGGCATGGCGCGCAGGGCGGGGCAGGTCATTGGTCCGGGTCCCTTTCGCACTCGGCGTCGAAGTTCATAACGGCGTTTGCCATCGCCCGCTCGAAGTTGATCGGCTGGCCGTCCTCGTCGCTGATCAGGCGGCAAAGGTGCATCATCTGGCACAGCACGTCGGAAACCTGCTCGGCCAGCGTGTCGGTGCCGGTCAGCTGCTCCAGCCGGATGCAAAGCTCCAGGCCCTCGTGCGCCCGATCCCAGTTCGTGCGCCCGCTGCCGGTGGTGGATCTGCTTTCGGCATGGCTGCACTCGACCGCCTCGCGAGCGGCGGCGATTTCGGCCAGTTCGGCCACGTGGTCTTCAAGGTTGCTCATCGCTCAAATCCTTCTGTGGTGGGTTTCCCCCGCTATAGGGGGTCGCGGCATGGCCACGGGGACGCGCACCCGGAAGGATGCGCGCTGCCGGTGGTCACAGGTTGCGAAGCGCGATGCACTCCCGGCCCCGCATGTTGTCGTAGTTCTGCAGGTGTTGACCGGTGCTGGTGCAGATGAAATCCATCTCGCCGCCCAGGGCCATGTCACGGGCCATCGCGCGAAAGTCGATGTAGTTTTGCAGCGCGTCGGGCAGGTTCTCGAGGTATCCGCATTGTTCGGCAAGGTCCGCGGCGTAGTCTTCCGGGTCGTTCCACTCGCCCGCGAAAGCATCGTCAAGCGCGGCCTTCCATGCGTGGGGCTCGGTCACGCGGTCGCGCACCCAGTCCAGCAGAAAGGGCAAGATCGTTTCGTGGTAGTCGTCGCTGATCTCCTCGAAAGCCTCTGCCGCTTCGGCAATGGCCTTGAGGTCGGACGTCTCGCCCATGTGGGAAATGAGCTTGGCGGCGTCGTCGTAGTCGTGGACAACCCACTCCTCGGCGCTCGGGACCGTCTCGTTCGTCTCGGGGTGCTCAACGGTGACATTGGGGCAGGGGCTGGCGCGCAGCATGGCGGCGATCTGTTCTTGCATCTCGTCGGCGTCGCTGGTCGCGTCAACCCAAATCCCGTGCAGGATACCGCTGTTGTAGGCGGCAAGGTCGGCGGCATAAAAACGGCTGGTCATGATATCGCTCCGGTTGTGGTGTGTGGTGGATCACAGGCAGAAGGGCCCATGGGATGCGCGCCGCTTGCGCAGCGCGACACCGATTGGTCAGGACATGGGCACCGCTCGGGCGTCCATCTTGCCAGCGTAGGACCGGCGCGCGCGGATGGTGCGCTCTACCCACCGCAGGGCAGCCGTGCTGTCTGGCGCCACGCGCACGGCGCTGAATGTGCCCATGCGCCCGCTGCGGGTCCGGTAAGTGGCGGAGACGTGATAGCGGTTCATGCCTGCACCAGCGCGGCGCTTTGGTGCACGGTCGAGACCAGATCGCCGGTCGGGGTGAAGGTCAGGCAGCAGTTGCGCCCGTCGCTGTCGACGCCGTCGATCACGATGGAGGCAAAGTCGGCAGCGATCCAGTAGACCGCTACACCCATGCTGCGGGCGCGCGCCACGGCGCGCGAAGCCGCATCAAGCCGCGCTGCGGTCACGTTCATTCGAAAGAGAGAGATTGAGGTCATGTCGGTTGTTCCTTCGTGGTGTGTGGTGGTCGTGACCCCTACGTAATGCCAATGCGGGAAGGGATCAAGATAAAAAATGCGCCAACGCGGGAAAATATGAAACGTGCATGGATCGCGTGTCAGCCTCTCGCCAATCTCGCACCATGAAACACGACAAGCCGCCCACAGACTGGAAAGAGCTCAACAGCAGGCCGCGCGTAAGTGCAGCGATCCGCAACGCTCTCGCTATCCACGTCGCTCAGGGAATACTCCCCACACAAGCAGCCCGCGCAGCAGGGGTCCGTGAGGCCACAATGCTCGCCGCCCTGGAGCGCCCACACGTTCAGCAGGTCCTGCAAAAGATACGCGAACAGCACCAAAGACAGATAGAAGCCCTCGAACAGCTCATGCACGGCGAGGCCGTCCAGCAGGCAATCGCCCTTATGCGAACCGCAAAGTCCGAACAGGTCAGAATGAGGGCGATTGAGTTCTTTCGGGATGCTACTAAACCGAACGGTTCAGTTCCCGGAAGGAAGGGTCCGAAGCCCAAACCAGCCGCCCCGTCGCCTGCCTACGCCTATGCAAAGCCGACCGATGACCAATCGGCTGGCCTAAAGTCGCAAGCACCTGTAGCCAAAGCAAAAAAGCCGGATGAGTGATGCGAGGCACCGGCACACCCGCGCAATCATGCCAAGCAGCGCGCCCCATAGGGGTGGATCGCGACCCCCAGGCAACACCCCCACCCCCCCTTGATGGCCCCACCCCGGGGGCAAAAATCGCGCGCGCGTTCCTCTACTCCACACCTCTCCGCGCGCCTTTTTGGTTTTTTTATGTTTTTTCAACATGGCTCACGGGGTGGAGACAGGGGTTTTGATGGAATGTTTTCACGTATCGAACAAATTGGGGGAAAAGTGATGGGTGGATTGCTTCGAATAGCTGGTGGTGTGGACACGGAGTTTGAGACTCATCGGGCAGCTATTGTTCGGATATTGGGTGAGGTTCTGTCTGCGGTTGAGAGTGGGGAGGTATTGGCGACGAGTTTGGTGGTTTGTTTGCGGGATGACGATAGTGTGCTGGTGGTTCGTCGATATGCGCGTCCTGACGAGGCGATAGGCATACTGGAGCGTTCGAAGATGGCGATAGCGATGGATGGTGACGGATGAGTGTGGCGGCGTATGAGCCTCGTGGTTCGGTTCTGATGGAGTGTTTTTGGGATCGTTCGCCGTTTTCGATCATCCAGGGTCCGATTGGATCTGGGACGAGTTCGATGTGCTGTCACAAGATCATGGTTCTGGCGACGGGTCAGGATGCTGATTGGGATGGGGAGCGACGGACGCGATGGATGATTGTTCGGGACACGTATCCGAAGTTGCAGAAGACGACGCAGAAGACGTGGCTGGACTGGTTTGACGAGGATCGTTTTGGATCGTTTAGGAAGGGCGTTCCTCCGACGCACCAGATCAGGTTCGAGCATCCGTCTGGCGATGGGACGTTTGTGAACACGGAGGTGATTTTTCACGCGGTTGGATCGCCGGAGGAGGCGGAGGCTGTGGGTGCATCGTTCGAGTTGACGGGGTTCTGGATCAACGAAGTGCAGTTTCACGAGAAGGGGACGGTTGACGAGCTTATGTCACGGACGGGGCGGTATCCGTCGCCTGCGCGGGGTCCGGGTGCGACATGGTATGGCGGGTTTGCGGACATGAACGCGCCGCCCGAGGGGCATTGGACGACGTATATGCGTGGCGATGTGGCTGTTCCGCACGAGTGGTCGGATGAGCGGCGCCGGGTGATGGAAAAGCCCGAGGACTGGAAGTTTTTCATCCAGCCGCCCGGATTGATCGAGAAGGTGGTTGATGGGCGGCGGCTGTATTTCTTCAATCCCGAGGCGGAGAACCAGGAGAACCTCAAGCAGACCTACCTGCAACAGATACAGGGCAAGACGCAGGAGTGGATCGACCGGCGGATCATGAACCGGACGGGACTGTATTCGGGCGGAAAGCCGGTCTATCCATCGTATTCCGAGGACGAGCACGCGACGGACGAGGTGCTTGCCCCCATTGCGAGTATCCCGATCGTGATCGGCCTGGACTTCGGGCGGGATCCGGCGGCCACCGCGGGGCAGCAGGTCAACGGAGAATGGAAGGTCTTCGATGAGCTGATCGGTGACAACGAGCCGGCCGTCGAATTCGCCCCAAAGGTGAAGCGATGGCTGTCTACCAGATTCCCCGGATTCGAGTTCATCTTCGGCGGCGACCCAAGGGGATCAGACCGGTCGCAAATATCGAACGTGACATCGTATGACATCTTCATGCAGCACGGGATGAAGGTCGTTCAGGCGACATCGAACAACGATCCGGGCGTCCGTCGAAACACGGTCAACAGCGTGCTGATGCGGTCCCGCGGGCTTCTGATCTCGCGGCGATGCCTGATGTTGCGAACCGGATTGGCCGGCGGCTATCACTACCGCAGGATCCGGGGGACCGGCGCCTACCAGGAAACGCCGAACAAGAACGAGTATTCCCACGTCAGCGAGGCGTTCGAAAACATGCTCATCATCGGCGGCGAGGGGCCGAGAGGCGTCGGCTTCAACGCCAAACCACCCGAGCCGGTCAAGATGGGGCGTCGGCGCGTCACGCTGCGGAAATGCTCATGAACCCGGTTCTGGATAACCTCTACGTGCCGCGCGTCTGGTTCTTCGGCTTCTACAGCAGGACACGCGATCCGATGCGCTGGTGGGGGCACTGTGACGCCTGGGGCGTGACCAAGGACGACACGTGGCTGTTCCTCGACCCCAACCGCACCGGCCTGCATGTCGAGGTGGCGCATGTTGCGGAGGAGGTCGAGGCCCTTCTGGCGATGAGGATCCAATGCGCCGAACAGATCATCCGATATGAAATTCCGCGCCGCACCTGGAGCCTGCCCATGATGGCACCCGGAACCTGTGCCGCCATCTGCGGGGCCGCCGTGGGCCTCCGTGCATGGACCCCTGCTCAGCTTCGCAGGAAGTTGCTGAAAAGCGGCGGAGTGCTCCATTATGAAAACACCACGAGAAGACCCGGAAGCGAAGCGGCAGCGCCAGATGGAGGCCCTTACGGCCAGAGCTGAGCGCCGCACGGCTGCACAGGGCACAGCACGGTCCCTCTCGCGCGACTACAGCGCGGTCTACGGCCGGCCAAGCCTGATCCGCTCTGCATGAAGAAGCCATCCCAAGCATTCCAGTCGCGATACAATGCCGCAAAAGCATGGCGCCGCGTCGTGGAACCCGACATTCGGGAGGTGATGCGCTTCTGCGCGTCCGATCGCGTGGATGACTTCAACCAAACCCCCAATCGCAGAGTCCGACCCGAGCCCGATGTCCACATCTCCATCGGTGAGGAAATGGCAACCGACCTTGCCGGCGATCTGGTCAACTTCTTCATGCCGGCCGAAATGCAATGGGCCGAATACGAGGTCATGGTTCCGATCCCGGCCGACGCAGCGGAACAGGTCGAAGCGATCGTTTCCGCCCGCGAACAAGACCTGTTCGACATCATCGAGCAATCGAACCTCAACGACATTGCGCCGCAGATCATGTTCGAAGCCAGCTCGCACGGAACCCCGGCGATCTGGGTCGACAACGGGCACCTCGCGGAACCGCTCTACATCGAGACCGTCACCCCCGACGAATTGCTGATCGTGCCAGGCCACCAGGGCTACCTCGATCGCTTCCGGGAACAATGGGTCCAGAGCGAGTTTCTGGCCGCCACCCTGCCCGACGCGGATCTCAGCGATCCGGCCATCGCCCGCAAGATGGAAAAGCCCGGCCTGTGGGCAAAGGTCTGCCGCGGCTTCTGGCTCGACTGGACCGATCGCGGGAATCCGATTTGGGTGACGGAAACCACCGTCGATGGAAAGCGCGTCACCGAGGAAGTCGTCCCGCTCGGGCCGATCAACGGCGGTTGCCCGCTTCTGGTCGGTCGATTCAATCCGCGCCCGAAAAACCCGTGGGGCCGGGGTCCGGGCATCAAGTCCCTGCCCGACCTGCTCGTGCTGGACAAGATCGAGGAAGTGGTTCTTGGCAAGCTCGATGAGCAACTGGACCCCGCATGGACCTACATCGACGACGGTGTGCTGAATTTCTCCAACGGGATTGTGGGCGGCAACGCCTATCCTCGCCGCTCCGAGCAAATGCCCGAGCCGCTGATCGCGCCCGCGAACCTCGATTACGGCTTCTACACCAAGGAGCAGATGGAGGAGCGGATCCGCAAGGGGTTCTACCAGGACGGTCCGAGACAGCGCGGCGACACACCGCCCACGGCCTCGCAATGGCTTGACGAGCGCCGCCGCGTACAGGCCCGCCTCGGCAAGCCTTCCGCGCCGCTGTTCTCCGAGCTGCTGTTGCCGCTGATCCATCGCGTCGAGTTCATCGCGGTCACGCAGGGGCAGATGGAAAGCGCGATCACGATCGACGGCACCACCATCAACGTGCGCCCGATCTCGCCCATGCAGCGCGCGCAGAACCAGGACAAGGCGCAGATCACCCGCGCGAACCTCGAATTGGGCGCCGGCGTGTTCGGCGACCAGTTTGGCGAGGTCGTGGATGCGCGCGGCACCTACGAAGCCATCATCAAGGCGACGGGCGACGAATTGCTCAAGCTGAACCCGAAACAGCAACAGGCCCAACCGAATGAACCTCAAGCCGCTCCGCCCGCATAACGGCCCTATCCTCGCCTATCTCGCGCAACTTTCGGCAGAAGAAAAAATGCGAGTAGAGGCTGCGATCAAGACGCTTCTCGACACCGACGAGGGCTCTATCCTTATGGATTTACTGGATAAAGCGGTTCAAGATCGAAACGTCCCGCTTGGCGCGCCGTCCGGTGCATTGGAAGATTTGAACGCTCAGCGTTTTCTTGTCTCGGATTTATTGCAGATCACGAGGCCCAAAAATGCTTATCTCGACCCAGCAGAAGGTGGCGTTCCCATTCGCCAGCATCGCTCACGAAGAACCTGACGCCGCCGCCGGAGGGACAGCCGAAGCGGCAGCAGAGGCCGATCCGGCCGTCACGCCCGTCGATACCGGATCGGCCACCCCAGAAGACTATTCGTGGGTGCCGGAAGCCCACATGGGCGAGGACGGAAAGCCCGACTTCCAAGGCTTGCGCACCGCCTACGACGACGCGAACGCCACCCTTGCGGCGATGACCGAAGGCCGCCCGGAATCAGCCGCCGATTACCAGATCGCTCTCGATGAAGCCTTCGACTATGGCGAGATCCAGCCGCCCGAGTGGTTCAAGTTCGAGATCGACAACGAGAACCCCATCGTCGGTGAGTTGCAGACCTTCCTGCACGAGAACGGACTGCCCGCAGAGGCAGGCACCACCGCCGCCGGCATTATGGCGCGCTACGAGGCTCGCCGTGCCGCGCAGTATGCCGCCGACCGCGAGACCGAGATGAAAGCCCTCGGCCCCCAAGGCCAAGCCCGCATCGACAAGATCATCCGCGCCGCCGAAACGCGGATTTCCAACAAAGCCCAACGTGACGCCCTTTTGAACAGCATGGTTTCCGCCGACGCGATCCGCGCCATGGAAGCCCTCATCAATGGCGGGGCGCCGACGCGGCCCATCACAAGCAGCCCGAGGGTGGCGGCCGACGAGAACATCTCGCCGTTCGAGCGCCTGCGACGGGCAAACCAGCAATCTGCATGAGGAGATGAGCCATGCCGGCCATTACGCTTCCCGAATACGCAAAGGGCGTCGAGGACCAGAAGGTCCGCGCTATCATCGAACTGTTCCCGGAGTCGGTCGACTTCATGGGCGTGATTCCCTTCATGTCCGCACCTTCCGGCAGCTATCGCTACATGGAGGAAGGCGCTCTGCCTGACAACGTGGGCTTCCGCGCGCTGAACGAGGGCCCGTCCGCAGGCTACGGCCTGATGCTGGACAAAGTGGAGAAGACCTTTCCCATGGCTGGCAACCTCGATGTCGATCGCCGCCTGATCGCGCGGCAGGGCATGGACGCCAAGTCGCGGCAGGAGCGGATGCAGGCGAAGAAATTCGCATCCGTCTGGGCACAGACCACGTTCTTCGGTGACAACCAGGCCAACAGCCGGGAATACACCGGCGTCAAGCCGCGCCTCAAGTCCGTGGGCGGGTCCACCGATGGCAGCAACTATCGCAGCCGGATCCTCGCCAACTCGGCATCCTCGGGCGGCGCCGCGCTGTCGCTGGCTCAACTGGATCGCGCAATCGACCTGGTGGAGAATCCCAACGCGATCATCATGCCGCTGGCGATCAAGGGTCGTTTCCCCGCCGCGCAGCGGAACACGCAGATCGGCGGCTTCATCAATGTGCAGGCCGACGAATTCGGGAAGGAGCAGGTCTCCTATCGCGGCATCAGGATCTATACCGGATACGGTGTCGGTCCCTTCGGTGAGTTCCTGCCGTTCAACGAAGTGGCGGTTGGTGGCGGTTCCGCCGTCACCACTTCGATCTACGTGATGCGGTTCTCGGAGGATGGCGTCTGCGCGCTGGAGCAGCAGCCGATGGAGGTCCACGACTATGGGCTTCTGGAGGACGGCTTCACCCACCGCACGAACGTCGAGCACGATGTCGGTCTCATGATCTGTGATCCGTTCTCGGCGCTTCGGCTGTCGTCCATCACCAACGCGCCGATCGCGGCGTAAATTCAGCAAAAGGAGAATACACCATGCTGAGCAAATATTACGCCATCGACGCCTCGGTCGGCCTCATCAAGCGGGCAAAGGGCCTCGCTGCGCTGACCGCGGATGCCTATGTGGGGACGCAGTGGGATCAGGGTGGCGCGGTCGAGACCGATTTCGTCACCGTGATCGACGTTGAGTCCTGCAAGGTCTCGGCCGGCAATGAAACCTACACGCTCCGCGTCGTCGGGTCGAACGTGGCTGACCGGTCGGATGGGCAGGTTCTTGCCACGCTGGAGCTGGGTGACGCTGGCACGTTGCCGATCCAGACGCGGGACACCATTGCGGGCGACCGCCATGTGCTCTGGGCGCGATCCGACCTGAACGGCACCGCGTTCCGCTACATCGACCTGCACCTGGACGTGACCGGCACCTCGCCGTCCATCGGGTTCAGCGCGTTCATCTCGAAGGAGGCATAGGCCATGGTAACGATGGTAACGATCAAGCCCGTCCGAACCTTCAAGGGGTCTGCCGTCGATGCGGCGGTCTTCAAGAAGGTCAAGGAGGCTGGATCCAAGCGGGTCGATTACAACACCGCGATCGAGGCGATCCACAACAGCGGCGGCATGTATGAGATCATAAGCGATGCAACGGCGCCGAACGTGGCAGCGGTGGAGTTGGACGGCATGTCGACCGAGCAACTGAAGGTGATGTATTTCCAGTTGGGCGCGAAACGCCCGAACGGGAAACAGATCCGGCGCAGCGACATGATCCAGGCGATCCGCCTCCAATTGGAGTCCATCGAGGTGGTGGATGACGAAGTTGCCGTCGACGAGGGTGACGAAGGCTAGGGCGGCTGACCAAGCCCTTGGCGCGCGACAGGAGGGGTGGGCGAAAGCCTGCCCCTTTTGCGTGCATGGATCAGGACGGGAGTTGCGACACAATCTGCCGCCATGAGCACAACATTTTCACGCCTCGGCATCATCAATGCAGCCCTGTTGGCGCAGGGCCAGACCGAGCTTTCAGCCGAAAGCGACGGGTCTCTGGAGTGGCGCACCCTTGCGGCGCAATGGCCATTCCTGGTCGAAAGCGAACTGGAGGACGGCGGCTATGCGCACCAATTCGTCGAACAGGAACTGATCGAGCGCATCGGTGATGGTCGGTTCGGCTTCACCGATCGCTACTGGCTTCCATCGCAAGCTCTGCATGTGCGGCGCGTCTTCACCGAGGCAACGGACGGGCAGCGCATCTATTTCGACAACTGGCAGCAGGACGGCACCGGTCTGAACGTGAACGCCCCCGAAGGGATCTGGGTCGAGATTGTCGAGGCGATGGACGCGGACCAGTTTTCTCCGAATTTCGCACTTGGCATCCAGAAGAAGATGGAGATGCACATCGCGCGGGCGATGAAGGAGGAACACTCGCTGGCCGACCGGCTGGAGGCGGAAGCGCAGATGTATTTGCAGCGCGCGCGCACCTCGTCGGCCAACAAATCCGGGCCCAAGCCGCTGTTCCGCAAGACATCGGTGTTCGCGGACGCGAGGTTCCGCCGTGGTTGAAAAGCAAACGATCGTCCAGCGGGACTTCTCTCTTGGCGTGATGCTTCCGGGCTTCATCGACGCGGACGATCTGGAGATGCGCAGCCAATCCCTAAAGGCGGCCTCCGACCTTCGCGTGTCCAATTCGCGAACACTGGTCAACCGACCCTGCACCGGCTTCAAGGCGCTGGCGGTTGCATCATGGAAATTCTTCGAGATCCGCGTCCAGAATGGTGGCGTCGAAACACTCTTTTCGGTCGTGTTGAAGCCCAACTCGCTGGAAATCTGGGACACGGACTACACCGAGGTCGAGACATACGGAACGGTCCCTTGGGGCGCGGATCCGTCGACGGCATGGGTGGCCTCGTTTCAGAACGCGACGGTTTTCGGCGGGTCGGAATTCTATGTCCTGACCTACGATGAGGGGACGTGGGACTTCGGCGCATTGGCCTTTGCCGAGCAAGGCGGTGGCGAAAAGAGCCTCCCTTACTGGTCCTACAAGCAGGGCATATCGCTCACCCCGTCAGCCTATACCGGCAGCGTTACTGTCACCGCCTCGGCCGACCTGTTTTCCGCAGACTGGGTGGGCGATCGGATTCGCTACGCGCAAAAGGAATTGCTCATCACGGCGTATACCTCGACCACTTCGGTCACGGCGACGGTCGCGACGGAGCTGCCGCCGACCTTCACCATCACGTTCTCAAGCGCGGCGGACCTGACCGGATTTCGCATCGGTCAGGTGGTGACGGCAAGCCAAACGAACTGGACCGGGATCATCACCAATATCGTCGGCGCGGTCATGACGGCGGTGACGCTGAATCGCGACCCGGCTTTTGGAAATGGCGAGTTGGTAAGCTCCCACAGCGGCGCGGCATACGGCGGCCCCTTGACCAGCGATGAAATCGTCGGGCCAAACTCCGCGGTTTCCCCAAGCTCTGTGCTCAAGGCGGCCAACCCCGTTGCCTGCTCGGTCTGGGATGAACAGCTCTGGTCCGATCGACGCGGCTGGCCAAGGTCCGGTGTCGCGATCGACGGGCGGCTGGCGCTCTGTGACTTCCCCCTTGTTCCGAACCTTGTGGCCATTTCGTCGCCGCGCGCCTTCAACGATTTCGGCCAGGGCCTGAACGATGACGACGCTATCGTTCGCCAGGGCGGGAACAACAACGCCCGATTCCGACACATGATTTCGGCGCTTGATCTCATCATCCTCGCGGATCGGGGGTGCTATTACGTGAAGACGCGGGACGGAGAGGTTTTGAGCCCGTCGAACTTCCAGATCGTGCAATTCAGCGAACGCGGCTGCGGCCCGGTTCGGCCCGCGCTGATCGAAAGCAACGTGGTCTTTGTCGAACGCGGCCGCAGCGCCATCGCGGCCTGCGTGCTGGATGGGAACGTCTATCTCAACTGGTCCGTGGTCGACGTGAGCGCGCTGCACGGGAGTCTCATCAACAGGCCGGTGGCGATCTGCGGCGCCGTGGAAAGCAGCGATTTCGATGAACGCTACATGCTTGTCGCCAACACCCCGACGACGGTTGTTGCCGGTGTGACACCGGAGGCACCGCTGGCTGTCATGTCGTGGTTCTCGAACTTCGGCGCGAACCAGGTGGGGTTCATCCCGTGGCGCCTCGGCGGCCAGATCCTCGACACCTTTGAATTGTTCGGAAAGTATCATGTGATAGTCACGCGCGGATCGGACGTGGCTGGCTACCGAACCACGCTTGAGGCGTTCGAACCGGACTATTTCCTCGATGCCGCCGTTCCGAACGTGGGCGACATGACCGCAGGAGATCCGTGCAGCCACTTGCCGAAAGACCTTGATGCGTTCGTCTGGAGCGGTCGCAAGAGCGAAGCCGTGCGGGTCGATGCAACCGGCAATCTGTATTCCCCGCCAACGCTGATCGGCGGATATGTCGGCGTTTACTCGGAGCCCTTTGCCGAACCATGGCCGCGCGAGATCATCCAGAGCCCGCGTCACGGGATGATAAAGGCGCGCGTCATCCGCGCGGGCGTGTCGGTGCGGGAGACGGTGACGATCACCTTCCTGCGCAACAGCACGGCCAGCATGATCCCGCCATACGGGCCGATGGACAACCTCGCGGAAATGCCGCCACTCAAGACCGATCGCTACCGGTTCAACATCTTCGGCAACCGGACGCATCCCGAGATGCGGTTTTCCGCTGGAGAGCCGAACCGCTTCGAGATTACAGAAATAATTCAAGAGGTTCAGGGATAATGGGCGCGGCAGCACTTGGACCCTTGGCGTTGGTATCGCAGGCAGCAGGCCCCATTTTCGGCGGGTTTGCGGCGGCCAGCGAAGCGCGCCAGATGCGACAGCAAGAGCAGATCAATGCCGAGTGGGGCAAGATCCGGGCCGATCAGAGCGACACGGCGGCGCGCGTGGGTCTGGAGGAAGACCTGGGCGCCTACCGCGCAGCGATGTCGGCCAACGGTGCAGGGCCCAGCGTTGCCACGCTTGGCATTCTGGACGAGGTGCGGAAAATCAGGGGCCGTGATCGGCGTATCGAGACCGGCAACCGCAATCGGGAGGTGTTCGACGCCCGGGCCCGCGCGAGGTCTTATCGCCCCGGCATGGAGATTGCCCGAGGCTTTGCCAGGGCTGGCCCGAGCCTGTTCCAGCTATATGGGAGCCTTCGGTAATGGCCACGCTTCGCCGGATTACGCCGGCCAATCCGATCAGTTCCTACCCGGCTCAGGTTCGCCCTGGGCCTTCGATCTTTGGCGTTCTCGCTGATGCTGCAAACGCATGGGCGCCGCAATTGGACATGCTGGCTGGAGAGCAGGCGCAGCGCGATGGAAGCGAAACCGGCACCGCCGCCGCGGGTGGATACACACCCGGAACAGAGGGCGGCAATCCTTCGGTGGGCGGCGTTCCCGGGCGGTCCTACACCCCCGCTGCGTTCGGTGGTCCATTGGCGAATGAAGGCAGCATGGATGCGGCGTGGTCCGGGTCGCAAGGCGGACCGCGTGGCCTGCCGATTGATGGCGACTTTTCCTCGAACCCGGACCTCTACGACATTGCATCGCGAGCCTTTGCCCATGTGATGCCGGCAGGATCTCGGATCGAGGTTTTTTCCGCGCACCGGCCCGGCGGCAGCGAGACCAGTCAACACCACAGCGGCGACGCGATCGACTTCCGTGTGATCCGTCCCGATGGAACGCGCGTCCGATGGGACGATCCCGAGGCGCTGGCCGGTGCGGAATTCGGTGTGGCCATGAATATCCTCGGTGTCGGCGCTGGCTTCGATTACATGGGCGGCGATGCGTTCCATTGGGATCGCGGCCTGAATCCGAACAACCCTCGCGGCGGCATTCAGGTCTGGAGCGACAGCGATGGCGTGAATAACCGCGATGCACGCGGCGCGGTGTCGTGGCTCCCCCGGCTGCAAGCGGCACGCGAGATGGGCGTCAACGGGCTTCTCATGGCCGCGGGCCTGCCGCCGCAGAGCCAACCCGATGTCACGGCCAGCGCCAGTGGAATGGACGGCGCGGGCGCCGCGATGAGCGTGCTGCGCGAGTTCGAGGGATTTGAGGAAACCCCGTATTGGGACGTGAACGCGCTGCGCACCGGCTACGGTTCCGACACCGTGACGCGAGAGGATGGCACGGTAGAGGCGGTGGGCAGCGGCACAAGGGTCTCGCGTGAGGACGCGGAGCGCGATCTGGAGCGCCGCGTGACCACCGAGTTCTTGCCAGCGGCTCGGAACGGCGTTGGCCCGGAGGTGTTCGACGCTCTCAACCCGGAACAGCAAGCGGTTCTGACATCGCTCAGCTACAACTATGGCGCGAATTCGTGGGACGGCAGATTGAGCGCTGTTGTGCAGGCAATCCGTGCAGGCGACATGACTGGTGCGGAGGCGGAAATCCGGGCGCTGGAGGGCGATAACGACGGGATCAACCGGGGCCGCCGGAATCGTGAGGCCGACATCTTCGCCGGGAACGCCGCGCCTTCAAGCGCGCCATCTGCCGCCGGTGGTGACGCTGTGATGAGTGCGCGTCAGCCCACGACGCAGATCCGCACCGCGTCGGGTGGCCTTGAAACCCGCCCGCTCGACATCTTCACCTCGCGCTACGACATCATCCGCCAGAATGCGGCCCTTGGCGCGTATTCCGCCAGCACCCTGAATAACGCCAATCTGGCGATGAGCGATCTGCGCCGCCGGTTCCCTCTTGATCCGACAGGGTTCGAGCAAGCAGCGCAGGGCTATGTGCAGCAGATCATGGCCGGGGCACCTGACGCAATTCGGGAGCAGCTTGGGGCGGACCTGCGGACGGAAGCGGCGCGCAATCTGAACGGCGTGCGGGACGCGCTGTTTCAGAACACGCTGGCCCGAGCGAATGACGAGGCCCGCGCGCGCGCTTCGATGCTGACCGACGAGTATTCCGCGCTCATGGCGGCGGGCGACACCGAGGGCGCAGCGGCCGCGCGTGGGCAGTTGGGCGAGATCCTTCGCTACCGTGCATCGCTGCCGGGATCGACCTTCGGGCCCGAGCAGGCCGAGATGGCGCTGGCCGGTGCGGATCGTGAGGCCGCGCGGTTCACGGCGACAAGCGCGACCAACCGGGACCGAGAGATCGGCACGCAGCTCACCTCGATCAGAAACGCCGCCGCCGATGGGCGCACCCACGCGAACGAGGCGCTGTTGAACGATCCGGCGGTGCAGCGCCATGCAGACTTCAACCGGACCATGGGCGCGATCAACATGCGCGACTTCTTGCCTGACTTCGCGGCGATGCCCCCATCAGAGCGCGCGGCCATGATCGAAGCGGAGCGCGCGCGACCGGTGAATGACGATTGGGAAACCGGGTTCCTCGACGCCATGGAGGCCACCCACACGGCGGCGCTGAACCGAGAAGCCGAAGATCCGGTCTCTGCCGCAGCGAGAAATGGCGTCTCCATCGGCACGCTCGATCCTTCCGACCCGGAAGCCTTCGCGGAGACGCTGATGCAGCGCCAGCAGATCGCGGCGGAAATGGTCGGCGCTGGCTACACCTCCGAGGCGCGCTTCTTCACGAATGAAGAACGCGAGCAACTGTCGCTGATGTTCGGTCCCGATGCCGATCCGATGGACCGCACCGGGTTCGCTTCCACGCTGATCGACACGCTCGGTTCCGATGCTGCCACGGCGGCGCTGGAACTGGGTGTCGAGGAAAGCACGGCGGGCTGGATCTCGCTCGCGGCCACCTCGGGCAACCAGATGCACCTGAGCCGGGCACTCACCGGCGCGGCAATGCAGCGGGCAGGGCAGGCGCGGTCGGTTCCGCAGGACGTGCGGATGGACCCGGAGGTTCTGGGCATCATCGAGACCCTTCCCCCGAACGCGGCGACACGCGAGTTGATCGTCGCGATGGCGACCGACTACGTGTCCTTCACCGACGGCATGGGCGAGGCGGATGCGCAGTCGTTTGCCGAGGCGGTGCAGATCGCTCTGGGTCAGAATGGCGCGCGCGGCGGCGTGCAGCGCGTTCTTGGCGGCCAGACGCTCCTGCCGCCAAATGCGTCCCGGGCGATGGTTCAGCAGGCACTGGAGACCGCGACGACAAGCGTGGAATGGGAGACCTACGAGTTGAACGGCTCGTTCTACCGCGTCGTGCCCGGCACGCAGGCGGCGCTGGACAGCCAGGGCGAACAGTGGGCTCTGGAGTTCCTGGACGCCTTCGGATCGCAGCCGTTCGAGAGCGAGGATCAGGTGCTGGAGCAGATGGGCCAGGGCTGGGGTCCGAGGGGCGCACCGCTCATCGACGGAGAGCCGATCGACATGCGGACGCTCAACCGCGCCCGTCTCGTCCCGATCCTGCGCGGCTCCGACATCGAGGCGGGTCTCTACACCATTGAGGGCAAAGGGTGGGAGGCGCTGGACGCGAACGGCGACCCCTACATCCTCGATCTGAACGCGCTTCTGGGCAGTGCCAATGTTCGTTGAACCGAATGAAGACTCCTTCGCACCACGCCCACGCCGCTATGATGCGGAAGGCCCGTCAACCCAGCGCGAGGTCATTCAGGCCGGCATTGACGCAGAGGTGATCGAGACCGATTGGTGGGGCTATTCGGCGCGCGTCGAGAACGAAGTCTACGGGGAGATCCTCGGCGCAGTCACCACCGTCTTTTCCGAGCAGCAGATCCGCGAGCACTTCCAGGCGCAGGGCCTTGGCGAGATGATGCCGAGCCCGTCGCTTTTGCGCACCGACCCGGAAGTCCGTCGCGCCCTTCTGGGCCTTGCTGAAACCGCTGATGGATCAATCCTGCAAGGCTTGCCGACGGACTGGCGGGACATCCGGCAGGTAGCGCGCGACCGGATGCGCCTTGAATGGGAGGAGGCTCAGCAGATTCTTGGCGCCGGGCCGTCTTACAGCGGCGTCTCGGAGTTCATCGGCCGGTCCGGCGTGGCCATGACGGACCCTGTCTCGCTGGCGATGATCCCCTTCGGTGGCGGGTCCGGCTCGCTTGGCCGGCTCGTGCTTCGGGAAGCGGCTCTGGGCGCGCTCGGCGAGGCAGCGATCATCCCGCGGATGCAGGATGTCGCACGCGAGCTCGACATTCCGGCTCCGAACGTGGCCCAGCAGATCGCGATGGGTGCGGCCTTCGGCGGCGCTCTGGCCGGTGGCATCGGCGCGCTAACCCGAGGCGTTGAATATGCGCGCCTGCGCAATGAAGTGATCGCACCGCCGCCGGGTGTTCCCGCCGCACAGGCCATGGAGGCTGTTCACGAGGCAGAGCAAGCCCTTCGCGTTGGTGGCCCCGTGCCGCCGGCCCCGGTCCCCGCCGATATTCCGCCTGTCACCCTTCGGCCCGGTGAGCCGGTCTACGAATTGCCCGAAATCACCTTCGACATCGACGCCCCGCCAATCGACGCGGCACCGGAAAGCGGAATTCCTGCCGGTCTTCTGCCGGATCGTCCGTCAACGATAGAGGTGGACGACGCGATCCGTCGTATTCGGGAGGACAATCCGCAGTTGGCCCGCGCCCGTCCGACATGGGACGATCTCCTCAATCGCGGCGGTATCCAGTGGCGCCGCACCAATCCGAACACGGGCGAAAGCGAGTTGACGCCCATCGCGTCGGAGTTGCAGGGCATCGGCGTGTCGAACCGCCAGTTGGTCGGCCTGATCCGCCGGAATGGAATGGCCGAGGTCGACAACATCCCAGCGACCGAGTTTGCCGATGGCGGCACACCCCGGCTGCGCACGTCTGACGATGGGCTTTACATCGACCGCGATGCGCTGATCGAGGCAATCGTGCAGGAAGCGGGGGGGAGCCCGGCCTATCGGACCCTGGAGGCGGAATACGCAGCGCAGCAGATCGCGGACCTTGAAGACGAGCTGGTGGTCATCCGGCGCGATCTGGATGCCGCAGCCGCAGCGCTGGACGAAGTCCCCGAGATGGACTTTTCCGGCCCCTACATGCCTACGCCGCGTCAGCAGCCTGATATGGACGGATTGGCGCGCGCGCAGGAGGCGGAGCGACTGATGGGCGCCTATGCGGCGAACACCAACATCAGCGGCGATGTCCAGTCACGCGCGATGGCGCACCTTGCGGATTTTGGCGGATCGGTGGAAGATGCCGTTGTTCGGGCCATGGTCGACGCGGAACAGGAGGAATTCTATGAAGCGATTGGAGCATCTGCGGCCCGCGGGTCAGAAGCTGTATCGGTCGATCCAGCGGCGGCAGCAGCAGCCAGACCTGACGCCACGACAGCGCAAGATGCTGGCGGATCACGCGCGATCCCTGGAGGCGATGGACGCAGCAGCGAGCCAACGGCAGCAGGCGACCAGCTCCTCATCGACGGAGTAGCGCCAGTCAGCCAGCGCGACAGGATGCAAGCTGCACAGGCCTCACCGATGCGCGGCGGCAACGCCGCACCCGACATGGGCATGTTCGATGAAGGCGCGCGCCGCCAGCAGGATATGTTCGATGATCCCACAACACCCGAGGCAGCCACCTACATGGACGATTGGGAGCGGAGCATCCGCGACGAGATCGACGCCTATGGTGATGTGAGCGTGGATGTGGAGGGCGGCACGGTGTCGGCTCAGCGCCTTCTGGATGACATGCAGGCCGATGCCGACCACCTCGCCGCCATCAACGCCTGCACCGCCCGAGGAAGGGGAACGGCATGAGCTTCTTCGACTGCATCCAGCGCGCCATGGACGCCGGATCCACCGACCGGGAACGGGGCACGGCCACGCAGGAGGCATGGCGCGAAGCATCTGATCGCTACGCCCGCTTCACTGATCGCCGCTCTGCCGAGGAAATGGCCTATCAGGACATTCGCGATGCCTTTACGCGCGAAACCGCGATTCAGCGACATTCGCGCCTCAAGGATCTGGAGGTGATGCGCCGCAACGTCGAGGAAGTCCGCAATTCGAGCGACCTTCTGGGCGTGATCCGCCGCCCGATCGAGCGCAAGGAAGGCGCGTCGGACCAACCGGACTCGGTCTGGTTCATGATGAAGGCGCTGGAGCAGCAGTTTCAGGGTGCGATGGGGCAGTTCTTCACGGCGATCAACCGCAACCTAGCGGGAAACGTGCGCGACAAGGCCCGCCTTCGCAATGTGGTGGGCGAGATGCGCGGCGACAGCACCGGCGATGCGGTGGCGCGGAACATGGCGCAGGCTATCGGCCAGACCTTCGAGCGCGCACGGCTCCTGTTCAACGAGGCGGGCGGTCATATCGGCAAGATGGACAACTGGTTCCCGCAAACCCATGATCGCCAGCGCCTTCTGAATGTGGGCCGAGAGCCTTGGGTCGATCAGATCATCAATCGGCTGGATTGGGACCGGATCGAGAATTTCAGCACCGGCCGTCCGTTCGGATCGGGAACGCCGGATGACGTGAAGCGCCGCTTCCTCGGGGAAATCTGGGATGGAATCATTTACGCGCGGGTTCCGAAGGGGGAAGCGCGCTATGGCCCGGCACCGGGCACCGGAAAGTTAGGCGATCAGCGCGCCTACCAGCGCATCCTGCACTTTCGCAGCACCGAAGACTGGATCAGTTACAACGACGAGTTCGGCGCGACCGACCTGTTCGGCGCCATCACGCAGCACATGCAGCGCATGGCCCGCGACATCGCCCTGATGCGCGCGTTCGGCACCAACCCCCGCATGGGCCTTGAGCATCGCTACCAGGTAGCGCTGCAAGAGGCCAAGCGGCGCGGCAACACCAAGGCATACACGCAGATCAATGAGAGCATCGGTCTGACCCGCGCGATGATGGATCAGGTGACGGGCGCGGCCTCGGTTCCCGAGAGTGCATGGTGGGCCAATTTCTTCTCTGGCGTGCGTCAGTGGACCACGAGTTCCTACCTCGGATCGGCCATGCTGGCGTCCGGTGGCGATCTGGCATCCATGCGGATGGCGGCCAAGGCGGTGGGCATCAACCCGACGAACGCGCTTAGCCGGCACGTTGAGCTTCTGGCGTCTTCTGCCACGCGGGAGACCGCCGCCCGATTGGGCTATATTGCAGACACGCTTAGCGATGCGGGTAACACCGTGGCGCGCTTCATCGGGGAGGTGCCGTCGAACGAGATACTGGAGCGGATCACCAGCTTCACCATGCGCGCGCAGGGCCTGTCACAATGGACCGACATGGGCCGCACGGCGTTTCGGATGGAGTTTGCCGGACTCTTTGCGGAGAACGCGGGCAAGGCGCTGAACGATGTGACACCGCAGTTGCGGCAGATCCTTGTCAGCCGCGGCGTCACCCCGGAGATGTGGCAGCAGTTCTCCCGTCCCGACCTGATGTTCCGCGCGGAGAACGGCGCGACGTTCATTTCTCCAAGCCATTGGTTGCAGCACACCGATTTGCCGAGGCGGCAGGCGGAGGACATCGCGATCCGTATGGGCGGAATTATCGAGGAACAGGTGGAATTCGCCATCCCCACCATGTCCGTAAGCGCGCGCGCGGCGGTGCAGCGTACGGCGCGACCCGGAACGATCGGCGGCGAATTGCTTCTGTCTGGCCTCCAGTTCAAGAGTTTCGGCATGTCGGTCTTCATCAACCAGTATAGCCGGATGATGGCGCAGCCGACGCCGATGAGCCGCGCGCTCTATGCGGCGGAGATGCTGGCGGCCTTCACGCTCATGGGCGCGGTCGGCGTCCAGTTGAAAGAGTTGGCCAAGGGCAACGATCCCCGCCCAATGAACAGTGTGGCGTTCTGGGGCGCCGCAGCATTGCAGGGCGGAGGCTTTGGCATCGTCGGCGACCTGTTCGGATCAGCGGAAAGCCGGACGGGCGGCGGTCTGGAAGATTTCTTTGACGGCCCCGTGCTCGGCATCCTCGGCCAAGTGGGCAACTTCACCATCGGCAACGCCATGCAGGCGTTTCGCGGCGAGGACATGAACCTCGGGCGAGATGCGACCAATCTTGTTCGGCGCAACACGCCAGTGGCCTCTAGCCTATGGCAGATTCGCGCGGCGATAGACCGGATGGTGTTCGACCAGTTGCAGCTTTTTCTCGACCCCGAGGCGCAGCAATCGTTCAACACGCGGGCGCAGAACAGAGAGCGAAGTCAAGGCAACCGGCCCTTCTGGGATCAGGGCGATTTCCTACCTGAACGGGGCCCGGATCTGAGCAACGCGCTGGGTCGGTGAGAGCGTGCATGGCCTGAGATAGCGCCGCGTAACAGGATGCGGCCAACTCAACGAGGGCTTCCATGGCAACGCTTTGCGCTATTACGGGATCGGTCAAGACGCCATCTGGCGCCGATGTTACCAGCACAGACATCACGTTCCGCAAGCAGAGCGGCGTTGTGGGTGACGGCCTGACCATTGTGCCATCAATCGTCACCACCACGACGGACGGTTCCGGCGATATTTCGGTTTCGCTCTATCCCGGCACCTACGAGGGCCGAGTGGTTGTCGATGAGCGTGTCGAGCGTTTCCACGTCACGGTGCCAACCGAGACATCCGCGCTGTTCGAAGACCTGATCGCGCAATCCCCTGCGCTCACTCCGACTCTCGCAACCGAGCTTCGCGAATTGGCTGGTTCGGCACAGGTGGCCGTCGCGTCTGTCCTTGCCCTGCCCCGCTGGATCACGCGGACGCGCTTCGTGACCAGTGGCGCGGCCAGCTACCAGTGGGACGACATCCCGGCCAGCGCCACCTCGCTGCGCGTGACCTTCGGGGATCACAGTCTGAGCGCGGGCATGGGCGATCTCTACGTTCGCCTCGGGACCGAAAGCGGCATCGAAGTCACCGGCTATGACGCGGCGAGCGCGACCACGGCCTACACCACGGCCTTCGTGGCCCCGGAAGGAAACGCCAACAGGCGATTCACCGGCGCGCTGGAGCTGGACCTGGTGGATCCCGCGACGAACACCTGGGCGGGCAAGTTCAACGGCGTCCTGT